TTGTGAAGAAAACTGTGGCAAAAACAGATGTGTTGATCACATGGATAAATGTGCATGGATTTTATCAGTAGAAGAAAGTAAAACAGCTTTTGATGTGGACAAGGTTGTGGAGCAGTTGAAAACAAAAAAGGCAAGAACTGCTGCATTACAGAAAGCATCGGAGTATTTCGAGGGTGAAACTGATGCGTTTGAAGTTGCAATCAAAATCGTGAAGGATGGGGAGAGTTGAATGAGCAGTGCAAGTACAATATTCGGAACAAAAGCGTATGTATGTGCAAGATATTTTCTTAGGCCGGGAAAGTGCTTCAAATACATTGGCCAGCACGGCGAGGACGTCACAGAACACGTTTATGAAGTCATGGCATTATATCCGTACTACGTGCTGTTAAGAGATACCAGAAACGGAGTCAGGACTTGCCCGGGGTACAATACTTTGAGCCTGATGCTGAGAGGAAGTGAAGCGTATGAGTAAGTCAACGTTAGTGATAGATACACCAGAGAATTGCTATGATTGCCCGTTCGGAATTTCATACTGCGGTGAACTTGAATATGAGGGTTTGTGTGAATTAGCTGAATGCTTAGGCTGTAATGAAATTCTGATGACAGAAGAACATTATGATTGTGAAAGCAAATCAAGGCCTGAATGGTGTCCACTGAAGCTGTTACCAGAGAAGAAAAGTACAACTGCACCCGTGAGCAATTACGAAGTGCAGAAAAACTTATTTGCCGACGGTTGGAATGCCTGCTTGAGAGAAATTACAAAAACAAGCGATGAAAATGAGCGATAAAAAGCAAGCGATAAGAGGTGAAGTAGATGGAGAGATTAACAGAAAAGCAACGACATATTTTGCAACAAAAACTTTGTGATATGAAAAGACGTTGCTATAATCCAGAAGAAAAATTTTATAAAGATTATGGTGGACGTGGCATTAAAGTTTGTGACGAGTGGATGGATAAAAAAGAAGGACATAGTAATTTCCAAAAATGGGCAGTTGAAAATGGATGGGAAGAAGGGCGCAGCATTGATCGAATAGACGTAAATGGAAATTACGAATCTAATAATTGTCGGTGGGCAACACCAGAAGAACAGGCGAACAATAGAAGAAATAATAATTATGTAACGATAAATGGGGTAACGAAAACAACTTCTGAATGGGCAAGACAAATTGGAATTTCACAAAATGCTTTTACAGGCAGAATCAATAGTGGGTGGACAGGAGAAGAATTATTAAAGCCTAAATTTAAGCCTTTAAAAATGTCTAAAGCAGAAATGGCAAAAGAAATTAGAGCGTGGAGAAATGCAGAAGAACAGGGATTGCTTGTGAGATTGCCGTGTAAGGTTGGAACAGAAGTATATTACATCTTAGGTATTCCAAATAAGACACCATGTACAATCGACAAGTGCGTATTTGAGTTGTCGGATATAGATAAAATCGGTGAATCATTATTTCTCACCCGTGAAGAAGCTGAGAAGAAGTTGGAGGAGATGAAGAATGACAAGGCCTGAGATTACGGCAGAATTATCAACCATGATTGAAAAGAAAATCAATCCGAACAACGATCCTCGTATCTACTGGGCAAAAGAGGTGACGTTTGATTATTCTACAAACCATGCAGTTAGAGTGGACTATATGAAATTTGTTCCAGTGAACAATAGTGTTTCCGGGATAGAAAAAGGTGATTGCTATTGCTATGAAATCAAGTCATCTATTGAAGATTTCAAATCTGGCCATGGATTGAATTTCATTGGAGATTACAATTATTTGGTTATGCCAGGGGAATTAGCTGCAACAGTATTTTTGAAAATCCCGTATCATGTAGGAATATATGTCCCAGAAGGAAACGAACTTATATGTGCCAAGAAAGCCAAACGAGCCAACAGAGCGAGGCCTGTATCTGAAATACTTCTGATGATGTTTCGGTCTGCAAACAGAGATTACAGGAAAACGGTAAAGAAACTGGAGGAGATGAAGAAATGAATAACAAACCTACACCAGACATAACGCCAAACCTTGCTATATCAGCATACCACGTACTACAGCAATATTGTACTGGACAGCCAGCGGATTGCAAAGGCTGCGGATTCTACGAATACTGTCCAGAATGTTTTCAAGGCATACCATGTGACTGGAGCTTGAATGAAGAAGGTGAAATAAATGAAACTGAGAAAGGCAACACTGATTGACTACGGAGTGCCGCCGGATGATATACCGACATTACAAAGTCACTTGCGGAATCTTAGTGAGAGCGATAAATATAATCTGTTACAGGTATCTATCAAATATGCGCCCGGCATCGAATCACAAATCTATGACAGCATTGTGAACAGTATCGGCTATCGAACGATGGAGAAGATCAGAACGGTTCCTGCAACGGAGAATGACTTTTATGGCTACAAACGCAAGGTCATGGCGGAATATTATCATCTGGCCAAATTGATTGGCAGACTTTAAAAAAACTTAAAAATTTATAAAAGTGGTAGAGAGCTAAATCTCCCCAGTGTGGTATTATATTTACATATAACTGCTATACTGGGGATTTTTTGAATTCAGAAAGGATATGATTGGATGTTAATAGGATGGCAAATGAGAAAAATTTAATACCGAATTCTGAACGAACTCCGAGCGAACTCCGAGAAATAACTAAAAAAGGCGGTATTAAGTCGGGAGAAGTACGCCGTCAAAAAAAGTCCCTTTCTGAATTAGCAAAAATGATAGCTGAGAATCCTGCCCCGACCACTGCGAAAAAGAAACTCGCAAAGATGGGAATATCTGATGAGGATGCAAACAACAATGCCTGTATTGTAGCTGCCGTATATGATAAAGCTATCAAAGGAAATATGCAGGCAGTAGACAAATGGGAACAGTTGGTAGCTGTATCAAAATCAGACGAAAGCAAATATGAACTTCCTGCCAGAGTGCTCGGTAAGGCATTCGTGGACATTAACCGGCAAATCAAGCCTAATATCGAATATGTATTCGAGGGCGGTCGAGGTGGTCTAAAATCCTCATTCGTAGCTTTTAAGATTGTTGAACTTATTAAGAACAATCCTCAGATGCACGCCTGCATTACAAGACAGGTGGCCGGTACTCTGAAAGATTCCGTATATGCTAACATGAAATGGGCTATCAACGAACTTGGACTGATGGAAGAATTTGAATGTAAGGTGTCGCCGCTTGAAATCAAATATATTAAGACGGGGCAGACAATATACTTCCGTGGTCTGGACGATGAAACCAAGCTGAAATCCATTAAGCCGGAATTTGGCTACATTGGAATCCTCTGGAAAGAGGAAAAAGATCAAATGAAGGGAGATGCTCAGGAACGTTCTGTTAATCAGTCAGTGCTTCGTGGTGGTGACGAGTCCTATGATTTTTCATCGTATAACCCACCAAAATCAAAATCAAACTGGGTAAACAGGATTAAGCTCATGCCTAACCCAAAAAGAGTTATCCATCATTCGAGTTATCTGGAAGCTCCGGCGGAGTGGCTCGGACAGAAGTTTATTGACGATGCAGCACATCTGAAAGAAATCAATCCAGAAGCCTATGAACATGAATACCTGGGTGTCCCGAATGGTGACGGCGGAAACGTATTTGAGTATCTGGAAATCAGAGATATTACAGACGAAGAGATCAGCCACATGGACCGCATTTTCGCTGGTGTAGATTATGGATGGTACCCGGATGCCTTCTGCTATCTCCGAACTTATTATGATTCTGCCAGAGAGAAGATATATCTGATTGACGAGCTGTATGTAAATAAATGGAGCAACTCTAAGACTGCTGATTGGATCAAGAAAAAAGGCTATGACGATTACACAATGATATGTGATTCTGCGGAACCTAAGTCTGTGAATGACTTCCGGGATGCCGGACTTCCTGCAAGAGGAGCAATCAAAGGACCGGGAAGTATCGAGTACGGTTTCAAATTCTTACAAACAAAAACGATAGTCATTGATCCGAAGCGAACACCGAACGCATACAAGGAAATTACGGAGTATGAGTATGACAGGGACAAAGAGGGAAATGTGATAAGCGGTTATCCTGACGGAAACGACCACGCAATCTCGGCACTCAGGTATGCTTATGAGCCGTTATTTAACAGGAGGGGGTACAGTGCATAAAATGTTAGATAGGTACTTTTCAGATAAAATAAATAAATTCTTAAGCATCGGTTTAAAAATATATGGATCATCTGACATTAACGAAATCTTAAAAGTTGTAGAATATGAAGGCATTATTGTGCGAGATACTTCTGTAAGATGGATGGATTTTAAAAGGTAGATTAAATGGGACTTATAACAACACTAAAAAGGTGGTTTAACATGATATTTAAAAAACAAGCCGAAGAGGATTTTAATATCCAGGCAGCAGAATTCCCGGAGATGGAATCACTGATTAACCGATGTGCGAACATCTACAGGGGTGTGCCGGAATGGTTAGATGATAAGAATAATATCAAAACGATTAATTTCGCAAAATCCGTCTGCTCAGAGACAGCCCGGCTCGCAACACTGGCGATCGGCATTCAGATAGACGGTTCCACAAGGGCTACATGGTTACAGGAGCAGATTGACAAGGTATATTTCCAGATACGCCACTGGGTAGAATATGGCTGTGCTTATGGAACAGTTTTTATTAAACCAAATGGGGAGAGCCTTGATGTATTTACTCCGGCAGATGTGATAATTGTAGATTATGATAACCAAGAAATCAAAGGGATTATATTCAAGGATTGTTATACTGTTGGTCGGAAATACTATACAAGGCTTGAATATCATAGATTTGTTGAAACTACCGTGGACGGTGTGACGACTTATCCGTACTATGTATCAAATAGAGCCTATGTATCAAAGTCTCCTCAGTCAATCGGCGACAGAATCGACATTAAACAGACCAAATGGGCTGACCTCATGGCAGATACACCGCCGATTCTAAAAGCGAATGGCGAGAAGCTGGACGGACCTCTATACGGAATATTTCGGACACCACAGGCGAACAATGTGGATATCAGTACACCGCTGGGCTTGCCGATATTTGCAGAAGCCATTGAAGAGTTAAAAGACCTCGACATTGCATATAGCCGTAATGCCGGAGAGATTTTCGATTCTCAGAAGATTGTTCTGGCAGATGATAGACTGCTGATGCCAAGCGGTACGCCTATGTCAGCCATGTCGCCACAGGGCATGGAGAGCAGGCGCAATGAGATGAGGTTACCGCACTTTGTTAAGAATGTATTCGGTCAGGACGCGAAAGAATTCTACCAAGAAATCAATCCGCAACTCAACACAGATACCCGTATAAGCGGCATAAATGCCCTTTTAAGCCAGTTAGGATATAAGATTGGATTCTCTAACGGGTACTTTGTTTTTAACGAATCTAGCGGCATTCAGACGGCCACAGGCGTAGAAGCAGAACAGCAGAGGACAGTGCAGTTCGTCAAAGACGTTCGAGACAAACTGGAATCCTGTCTGGATGAAGTAATCTACGCGCTGAACGTTTACGCTGACCTGTACGGGCTTGCACCTGTCGGAGCATACGAGGTCAATTATGATTTTGGAGACATCCTGTATGTGCGTGAAAACGACCGTGCGAGATGGTGGCAGTATGTGACCACTGGCAAGGTTCCGGCATGGTTGTATTTCGTGAAATTTGAGGGAATGACTGAGGAAGAAGCGAAAGCAATGGTCAAAGAAGCTCAGCCAGATGAGCCAACATTATTCGGAGAGGAGTAAAAAGATGGCAGATAAACCAATAACAAGGGAAGAAAAATATCTTGCGTACTTGACAGGCGATTACACGGGCGAACTCCCAAAGCCAATCACAAGAAAAGAGAAGTATTTATACGAATTATGTTTGAAAGGAATAGGCGGTGAGATTTCGCCAGAAGAAATCAAAGCCGCAGTAAATGAGTACCTTGAAAAGAATCCAGTCAAGCCCGGAGCCACGACAGAACAGGCACAACAGATCGAGCAGAACAAGACGGATGTTGCTTCGCTAAAGGAAGATATATCAAAAATACAAAATAAATTTGAATTTGATATAGAAATGAACATACATGGTATATTAAATGCTAGTCCATCAGATAGTACGTATATAAATTATTCTGATGATGAAAATGCGCGTTGCTCAGACTATATTGATTGTCAAAACTTCAAATATATATTAGCAAAATGCAACGGTAGCGAATGGTCATGGGTTATTGCGTTTTTCAATGCTGATAAATTATTTTTACCTGATATTAGCATTGTAGGGGTAGCAGGTAAATTAACTTATGAGGTGGAAATTCCAGAAAGTGCAAAATATGCCAGAATTTCCACATATAATACTGCCATATCTTATTTTGCTAAAATCATGTTTTCAAAAAAAAACATAGATGCTGACATATCTGATTTGCAAGTAAGAGTGAACGCCCTTGAATCTCCTGATGATATATATGATGGGTGTGAATTTACATTATTTAAAAAGTGGGGATTGATTGGTGATAGTCTTTCCGTAGGGCATACTGTATCAAAAGATGGGAAAACAACTTTAGGGAGAAATATTTATTATTCATGGGGACAGTACCTTGCAAGACGGATCGGAAATACTTGTCTAAATTTCGGTAGAAGTGGAGTAACATCCAAACTTTGGATGGATACGTCAGAAACATATTGTTACCCAAGATTGATTAACCCCGACAATTTATGTCAGGCATATATTATTGCGTTAGGCGCTAACGATTCAGAAATGACTTTAGGTAGTATCGCAGATGTTAATTTTACTGACATGTCTCAAAATGCAGATACTGAATATGGATGTTATGCAAAGGTTATTAACGCAGTAAGAACAGTATCAGCAAATGCACCTATTTTTTTATTCACACTTCCATATCCAAGAAATAGCGATAATAATATAAAAGCTATAAACGAAATGATTAGAACTTTTGCAAATGATAAAGAACACTTTGGAAAAATATTTCTTGTTGATTTAGATGCTGATTATAATAAATATTTTGAAACAGGAAAACTGGAAGCACAAATTGGCAATACAGGATGGCATTTGACTTCTTTAGGTTACTTATATGCGTCTAAAGTAAATGAAATTGCATTATCAAAAGTAATATCAGATAATTATAGCGATTTTCAAGATGTTTTCTTGTTACCTTGTGGGAATAATGATGTATTAGATTAAATTAACTAAAGATGGGCTTTGGTTAACCATCAAAAAACTAAAACATGTACCACGACTTTTATCGAAAGAGGTGATATATTATACTTAGTCCAGAATATTTACGCCGGATTACAGAGGGCAGTGAACAGATTGCAGAAGAATTGCATCAGTATATCATCTCTGAGATCGTGTCGAGAATGATGGCAAGAATCGGCAGAGGTGAGGACTACATTCTGACCAATGCCGATGCGTGGAGAATCAGAACGCTACAGGAATCTGGTGAACTGTTAGAGGACATTCTGGCAGAATTATCCAAATACACCAAACGCGAGCAACAGGAACTTCTTGAAGCGTTTGAAGATGCCGGAATCACTGCAATGAACTATGATGATAAGGTATATAAGGCGGCAGGATTAAGCCCCGTACCGCTCGAACAATCTCCAGCTATGATAAGGCTCATGGAACGAAATATGCTTGCAACCATGGGCGAGTGGAAGAACTTTACACAAACAACTGCAAGTGCCGCTCAGAGGCTATATATCGAACAATGTGACCTTGCATACAATCATGTGATGACTGGGGCAGTTGGATATACGCAAGCCATCAAAGAGACAGTTAATAACGTTGTGAGTGATGGTGTTACGGTCACATATCCATCTGGCAGAAAAGACACGATCGAAACAGCAGTAGCACGTTCTGTCAGAACCGGCGTGGCACAGGCTACTGGAGATATATCCCTCAAACGCATGGAGGAAATGAACTGGGATTTAGTTCTGGTCAGTGCTCACATGGGAGCCAGAACTGGTGATGGCGGAGAGAATCCGGGGAATCACGCATGGTGGCAAGGAAAGATATACTCTCGTTCTGGCAAGAGCAAGAAATTTCCGCCGTTCTCATTGACCGGATATGGAACAGCAAGCGGACTGTCAGGAGTTAACTGTCGGCATAGCTTTGGAGCAAGTGACGGGGAATTTAATCCTTATGCAGAACTATCAGCACAGGATAAAGCCGACAAAGGTAAACAGTACGAAAAGGAACAGCGACAACGTACTTACGAGCGAAGAATCCGCAAGACGAAACGTGAAGTCCTTGGAATGCAATCGGCGGTTGATAACTGCAAGGATGAACAGGCAAAATTCGCATTACAGCAAGATCTTGACCGGAAGTCTTATCTTTTGCAGAAACAAAATGCTACATACAAAGATTACTGCAAGCGGAACGACCTGAGAGAACTGCAAGACCGGCTCATGATCGCTAAGTGGAACCGCCAGAACGCCGCAAAAGCCAGAAGGGCAGCAAAAAGATATAAAACAGCAAAGGGGATTGACTGATGGACAGATGGGAATATTACAATCCGAATCCTGCTGGGAATCGAGTCGGAGATTGCGTTGTCCGGGCAATATGCAAAGCAACTGGCTTCGACTGGGAAACGGTATTCGCCGGATTAATGATACAGGCGTGTACTCTGTCAGATATGCCGAGCGCAAATTATGTCTGGGGAGCGTATCTCTATAAACATGGGTACAGACGCAAACTGATTGAACAGTCAGAGCGATATATCTATACAGTCAACGACTTTTGCACAGACCATCCGACAGGTACATATATCCTCTGCATAGATGGTCATGTAGTGGCAGTACAAGAGGGCAAATATTTCGATACATGGGATTCCGGTAATGAAATCCCGGTATATTACTGGGAAAAGGAGAATAAATGAGCATATCAGAATTTGTACAGATTTCCCTCTCTATCTGTGGAGGGGTGTCCATTGTCGGAGGGGCGGCAGCCGTGATTTTTAAATGGATTACTCCGGCATTTCGACTTAATAAGCGAGTAGAGACACTGGAAGAACATGATAGACGAGATTATGAAAGTCTTCGGAGAATCGCAGAACGAGATTCATTAATTCTGGAAGTGTTATCAACCATGCTGGACAGTCAGATCAGTGGGAATAACGTCGAGGAATTAAAAAAAACAAAACAGAAGCTTACAAATTATCTTGCACAGAATCAGCGTTAATTGCATTAATAAGGGGTATGCTCATGAAGTTATATGTATTCACTAAGAAAGATATAGACAGGTTCTTGACAGAGTGTAATTTTACACCGGATGAGGAAAGACTGTTTCGGTTGAGATGCCAGGAATACACTCTTGAATACTGTGCTGAACAGATGAATGTGAGTATATCCACGGCGAAACGATTAAGCCGGAGGGTGAACAATAAAATAATTAAAGTATGCTGATACGATAAAAGCCCCGGGATTATCTCTCAGGGGCTTATTTTTATTCTGATTTTATCTGTTCTTCGTATTTTTTTATGAGCCATTCCGGGACCGGTTCGTCTCCGTCATCACCTCTGTATTTGATCGGGTCAATATTGTTTGTAAAACACCACTCCCAACTGTTATAATCGTCGCCGTCTTTTGACACGATGTAAAATATATCGTATTCGCTATCTACAAATGCCAACGTATCTGTTACATTCATTGTGTACAGCATGATATACATATTTCTCCTGTATGCGTATGCCATTTCTAGCGGCGAATCTTCGCCACTCAGAAATCCCATGAACATTTCAACGTCGTATGAATCTTTCGACAATTTGTTATAATAATCGTAGACTTTTTCATCCCATCCGTCTGGGAAAGTTTTGCGTTCTTCTATTTTCTCGTTATCTTCTTTAGCCATTTTGTAAATGGTTTCAAGTTTTACTCTCTTAATCATTTTACACGTCTCCTATTTCACTTTGCAATCTTCTAACACAACTCTTTCTAACAAAGTAACAACATAATCAGGCGGATTTCTTTTACCACCCTCCCAGTTTTCAATTGTCCTTTTGGGAATTTTGTACTTATCGGAAAAAGCCTGCTGACTTAATCCAGAAATTAATCTAATTTCTTTGATGTTCATATTGTTTTACCTCTTAATACGCCCGAGCATACGAAATAAAATTCTGCTCGGCGGTCTCGTCAACAAGTTCCGCCGGGATTCTCACCCAGTCCTTTCCCAGAGATTTTATAAAATCATCTTTCTGGGATTCTGCGCCACACAGCCAATCTGCTGTGACTTTGGCACATCCGAAGTTTTCGGAATTGTTCCGGGCTACCTGTTTCAATTCGAATTTTTTCATTTCTGTTTCCTCCTTGATTTTTGTTCTCCCTTGTTTCTGATATTATCATACCACTCAGTGGGTGATATGTCAATACTTTTTTGATACTTTTTTGAACTTCTTAGATTAATACTTCTGTGCAAAAATATAATCAGAAAGGCGGTGTATAAGATGGCATTATATAATAATCCTTATCAATATAGTTTTGGCGTTCCGGGGCAGATGAATCAGTTCCAGCAACAGCCTGTCCAGATGCCGGCTCAACCAGTACAACAGCCCCAGCAGAATAACAATGGCATCCTGTGGGTGTCTGGAGAAGTCGGTGCAAAATCTTATCTGGTAGCACCCGGAACAAGTGTTTTACTGATGGACAGTGAGAGCGAAAAGTTCTACATAAAATCCACAGACGTTTCCGGTATGCCACAGCCATTACGGACGTTTGAGTACCACGAAATAGGCACTCAGATGCCACCTAAACAGCCTGCTCAGAACATGGACAGTAAATATGTCACCAGACAGGAATATGACGATTTAAAGGGCAAATACGAAGCTATTATAAACCGATTAAATTCTTTTTCTGAACCTGTTAGAGCTAATACCGCACAGGAATCAGCAGTCAAGGGAGGAAACGCAGATGAGTAATCCATTATTCAATGCCCTCGGTGGTGGGATGTCACAGGGAAACGGGCCAATGCAGATGATACAGCAGTTCATGCAATTTAGACAGAATTTTAAGGGAGACCCGAAAGCAGAAGTTGAGAAGATGTTACAGTCTGGGAAGATTTCTCAACAGCAACTTAATCAGGTTCAGCAGATGGCAGGGCAATTCCAGCACATGTTGAAAGGAATGAAATAGTACATTACAATCTGGCCAGATTGATGTAAATACACAAAAAAGGAGATTATATTATGGATGGAAATTATAGCTTAGCAGATATTGCCGCCGCTACTGGAAACGGTAGAAATAATGACGGCATGTTTGGCGGAGATGGTAGCTGGTGGATTATTGTTTTATTCATTTTTGCTTTCTTCGGATGGGGAAACAACGGCTGGGGCAATAATGGCAATGGCGGCGGATATGCAGCCACAGCAGCTACTCAGGCAGACATTCAGAGAGGATTCGACAATTCAGCGGTAATCAGCAAACTTGATGGAATCAACAGTGGCCTGTGCGATGGCTTTTATGCCATGAATAATGGTATGCTTACCGGATTCAATGGAATCAACACAAACATCATGCAGACCGGCTTCGGAATCCAGCAGGCTATTAATGCCGATACTGTGGCTAATATGCAGAATACTAATGCTTTACAGGCACAGCTTGCGAACTGTTGCTGCGAAACCAGAGAAGCAATTCAGGGCGTAAACTACAATATGGCACAGAATACCTGCGCATTACAGAACACAATGAACAGCAATACAAGAGACATTATTGACAGTCAGAACGCTGGAACAAGAGCCATTCTTGACTATCTTTGCAATGAAAAGATTTCTAGTCTGCAGGCTGAGAATAATGATCTCAGACGTGCTGCATCTCAGGATCGCCAGAGCGCACTCCTCACAACTGCAATGGCTTCTCAGACACAGCAGCTCATTAACGCAATCAATCCAGCACCGATTCCGGCATATCAGGTTCCTAACCCGAACACATATTACGGATGTGGATGCGGATGCAACACCGGATGCAATTGCTGATAACTTCATATCGAGAGTATCTTTCGATTGATTCGAATGTCGGCTTATGCCGTATTACACAGAGGGGCAGGCTGAGACCTGTCCTTTTGTGATATGAAAGGGGTAAAAATTATGGCAGAATTTACAAGTGTAGCTGCTCAGACTGTAGCAGCAAATGGAAACGTAGTATTTTCAAATACAGCAGTTAAGGGTTCTAACTGCATTCAGCACAGAGAGGGAAGCGGAATCATCACTCTAAGAGGACTGACTAACCAGTGTAAAGCGAGATTCTTCGTGGATTTTTCTGGTAATATCGCAATTCCAACAGGCGGTACTGTCGGAGCTATTTCTCTGGCAATTGCAATCTCTGGTGAGCCGGTTCTTTCTTCCCAGATGATTTCCACACCGGCAGCAGTAAATCAGTACAATAATGTGTCCTCTGGCATCTATATTGATGTACCTCGCGGATGTTGCGTTAATATCGCAGTAGAGAACACAAGCGACCAGGCAGTATCTGTTGCGAACGCAAATATTGTCGTGACTAGAGAAGCGTAGGAGGTGTGATTATGAGAGATATTAAAGACTTATGCGCAAGAATTGAAGACGAGCTGTCCAAAATCGCTGACAATGGACTGACCACCGGAAATCTGGAAATGACATACAAACTGATTGATATGTACAAAGACATAAAGAACACGCAGTACTGGGACAAGAAAGTGGAGTACTATAACACTGTCCTTGATGAGATGCGTGGCGGATACAATGACGATTACAGCGAACGCGGAAGAAAGCGCGACAGCATGGGGAGATACAGCGCAAATGACGGCAGAATGATGCCGGATTATGACCGAGGCAGTTCTTATGCCAGACGTGGTGAGCATTATGTTAGAGGACATTACAGCCGCTCTGACGGACGAGATGCTTATGACGACTATATGACACAGAAACAGAGCTATCGTTCCGGCAAGTCTGAAGACTGCAAAAGAAAGATGCTCGCCGCATTGGAAGAACATCTGGACGAACTTACAACAGAAATGAGTGATATGTCCAAGGATGCAGAGTGCCGGGAAGAACGTGATCTTGTCAAGAGATACGTAGAAAAACTCCGTGATATGCTCTAAAAACACAAAAGTGGTAGAGAGGTAGTTAAAAGAAATCTGTTATAATGTAATTGTGCAGCAGGAAGCACAAGTAAAACGGTTGTTTTTGACATTTTCGTTTTAATCCTCCTTCCTTTAATTTAGTAGCTGGTACGCACGCTTTAACGGAAAGTTGAACAGGTTCGAATCCTGTCGTGCGTATTTGCCATCTGGCACGCAAGATGGCTCACCTCCTTGATTAAGGTTTTTGTTATTCATACTTTTCTTTTAAAAAAGAAATAAATATCCGAAACAACTCGTGGCAGGCATGACACGTTAAACACCTTGCTAACCCGGGAATCCGGGTTATGTGGAATGTACGCTAGTGGAAAACTGACAGAGTCGCACTCTGGTCTCCGGTTCGATTCCGGGCGCTCCGCTTTAATCCGCTTAGAGTTAAGCTGTTTGTATACAGGTGGTCTATGTCTCAGGTGGATTTACGCTATAGCGAAAGAAGTGAAATTCACCCCAGTTTCTTTTTAGAGGGTTGGCCGTTATAGGCGGCATGGAATGTAGCTCAGTGGTAGATCGCACTGTAAATGTGAGGTCGCAGGTTCGATTCCTGCCTTTCCGATTACCTTGCCAGTGGTCTAACTGGCTTAATCCATTTACCTGCGGCGGCAGGTCAATAAACACGACCAGGAGGATGTTATGCAGAAACTTATTGACACTTTAAAATCATTTGGAATTGAAATCCCGGAGGATAAACAGGCAGATGTAAAGAAAGCACTCTCTGAGAATTACAAGAATGCAAAGGAAGTTGCAAAAACTCTGTCAAAAGTCGAGGGAGAACGTGATGACTGGAAAGTACGTGCTGAGACAGCAGAAGAAACCTTAAAAAGTTTTGACGGTATCGACCCGGCAAATATTAAAAGCGAGTTAGAGACTTGGAAACAGAAAGCGGCAGATGCAGAGAAAGAATTCAATGCAAAAATCTACGACCGTGATTTCTCGGATGCTCTGAAAGTGGCACTCGATGACGTTAAGTTTTCCAGCGAAGCGGCAAAGAAATCAGTCATGGCAGACATCAAAGAAGCAGGATTAAAGCTGAAAGACGGCAAAATTCTCGGATTAAATGATCTGATTGAGCAGATGAAACAGTCTGATGCATCCGCTTTTGTGGACGAATCTCAGCAGCAGGCTCAGCAGAACCAGGCAAGATTTACCACTCACGTTGGACAGCAGCAGACACCGGGAAGTATGACCAAAAAAGATATCGAAGCGATCAAAGACCCGTCCGAGAGACAGGCTGCAATTGCTCAGAATATCCAGTTATTCCAGTGATTTTTACACCGACTATACACCAGAGTATAGCCGCTAACCCAATACCTTAACAATTATGGGTAGAAAGGATTTTTTATGCCAGCAAAAACAAATCTTATTATGACTAATGATATCCAGGTAACGGCACGTGAGATTGATTTTGTTACCAGATTCGAAAGAAACTGGGAACACTTGCGTGAGATTCTGGGTATCATGAGACCTATCAAAAAGCAGCCGGGTGCTGTACTCAAGTCCAAATACGCAGAGGGTACTTTACAGCGTGGAAATGTTGGTGAGGGTGAGGAAATCCCTTACAGCAAGTTTACCGTAAAAGAAAAGACCTATGCGGAAATGACTATCGAAAAGTACGCAAAGGCTGTATCTATCGAAGCAATCAAGGACCACGGTTATGAGAACGCCGTTCAGATGACTGATGATGAATTCCTTTTCCAGCTTCAGACTGATGTTACCGGCAGATTTTACGACTATCTGAAAACCGGTACACTTACTTCCACAGAAACAACATTCCAGATGGCTCTGGCAATGGCTAAGGGTCGCATAGAGAACAAATTTAAACAGATGCACAGAAATGTGACTGGCGCCGTTGGATTTGTGAATATTCTGGATGTATATGAATATCTCGGTGCGGCTGAGATTACTATTCAGAATCAGTTCGGATTCCAGTACATGAAAGACTTTATGGGATTTAATACAATCTTCTTACTGTCTGACAGCGAAATCCCGAGAGGACAGGTTATTGCAACTCCTGTTGAGAACATCGTCCTGTACTATGTTGACCCGAACGAATCTGACTTTGCGAGAGCTGGTCTGGTGTATACCGTTTCCGGCGAAACAAACCTGATTGGATTCCACACTCAGGGCAACTACCACACAGCGGTGTCCGAAGCGTTTGCGGTCATGGGGCTTACTCTTTTCGCAGAGTACATTGACGCAATCGCAGTAATTACCATTGACGAGACACCTACGCTTGGTACTCTGACAGTAAATTCCGTGGCTGGAACAGCAAGTGGCGACACAAAAATCACTGTAAATCCGGCTAAAGAAAATGCTGGCAATGTGTACAAATACAAAGTTGCAACAGACGCAGTAACTGTTGGATATGGACAGAACCTCAGAAACTGGACTACATGGGACGGAAAAGCCGACATTAAGGCAGCAACCGGACAGAAAATCACAGTGGTTGAGTGCGATGGAACATACAAAGCACTGAACGCCGGAAGTGCAAGCGTAACAGCGAAATCATAAATGCAGGAGGTAACTGGCATGGCTTATGCAGATTATAAATTCTATACAGAATCATTCGGTAATGTCGTGCCAGAAACCGACTTTCCACGACTGGCAGAAAGAGCCAGTGATTTCGTGGACACAATGACATTTGACAGACTGGTGGATGGACTGCCGGAAAATGAGCACGCACAGAAGCGTATCAAAAAGGCGGTCTGTTCATTAGCTGAATTAATGTATCAGATTGAGCTTGCTGAGAAGAATGCTACCAATGCCGCCGCTAGTGGAGCATCAACCACAATCGGGTCCGGTGGTAGCACGACAGGCATTGTAACCTCTGTATCCTCTGGCAGTGAATCCATTTCCTACGCCACACCTCAGCAGATTGGAGCGAGTGCAAAGGAATGGAGTGCGGTGTATACCGCCGCTGGGGACGTACAGAAAACGAACGACTTACTTCTTAAGACGGCTTTACCGCTTCTGATGGGAGTAAGGACGGATGATGGAATACCAGTATTATATGCGGGGGTGTGAGTATGAAATGCAGACAATGCGGGAAAGAACTTAAACCACATTGGAGTACAGATATTTGTCTTGAGTGCTCAAGAGAAAATATGAAAAAGATATTTAGAGAAAACCCCGAAGTGAAACAGGCATTCCATGAAACTATTGAAGAACTTAAAAAGCCTGAAAATATTGAGAAAATGGCTAAAAATACAGCTAATTTTATGAATGCTGTTCAGGCGTTAAGGGGTGATAAATGATGGACATTTCAACACTTGGCTCATGTATAGCAATCGTTATGATCTGCTACATCGTAGGAATGGGCTGTAAAGCATCAAAAAGAATCTCTGATGAATGGATTCCAGTAATCATGGCGGTTATTGGCGGAATTCTTGGAGCGGTCGGAATGGGAGTTATTCCGGATTTTCCGGCAACGGATTATATCACGGCAGTTGCAGTCGGTATGTTTAACGGATTGTCAGCTACCGGTGTGAATCAGGTTATTAAGCAGACAGTGCAGAAAGAATAATTAAGGAGAGGGTATCATGTATTCATCTAAAATTACACTTTTTAATTACTACGAAAGTGCCACGACTGGAGATGCGTACTGGTACCCTCACATTTTATCCGGTGTCGACCTCATTACTGACAAGGGAGCAATCCTCAAAAAGTACGGACCAGACGCAACAGACAACGCACAGTTACACGTTCGATACACTGTCCAGAACGGCGACATAACCATTACTGATAAAGACGGCAAGATTCTTCCATGGATGCCAGTTAAAGAGTGGAAAAGACAGATTAACAACGCTCTGGAAGACACTATCACATTCTCGGATGAATCATTCTTCTGGGAGGGTGAGTGGGCTGGTGGAGCGGTATCTGATGGTGATTATCGGAGCGGATTCTACCAGTACATGAATGAGAACAGGGATAATGTGTTTAAGATTACCAGTGTAGGCGGTCCGTATACAGTGATACCGCACTTTGAGATTCTGGGTAAGTAATATGAGTAAGATTCATCATTTCAAAGGATTCTCCATAGTTGACGGAGATATGAAAATCAAGCTGAATATGGATAGATTTTCCAGGCAGTACCAAGAAGCCCAGTACCTTCTTGACGAAATGGTTATGGACAGCATGATACCATTTATGCCGATGATTACAGGGGACTTTATCAATCGAACAAGAGTTGAGAGCGCATCATTGCAAGGAACTGGATTTGTATGTGCTGCAGCTGCTCCTTATGGGCGTTTTCTGTATGAGGGAAAAACAATGGTTGACGAAGCAACTGGAAGTCCATACGCAAGACGTGGAGCCAAGAAAGTCCTCGTCAGTCAGTTTTCTGGTCAGACAGCCGCAAAGGAAAATCTTGAATACGCCAAACAGGCACACCCACGGGCGCAGGCAAAGTGGTTCGATGCCGCTAAACGACAATACGGTAGCACATGGATTCGCAAAGTAAAAGCACAGGCAGGAGGCGGCAGACATGGCGGATAAACCTATCGGAAAAGATGCAACTGGATATGAGATTCTGACAGATGCCATGAAAGCACTTCTGAACCAGTATCCGGGACTGTACGAAAATGAAACAATCAAATTTGAAGAACTCGGAAAGGAATCAGGTATTGCGTTCTCAGCAGATAATGGAGCTTTAATCTATTCAGAAAAAGAAGATGTCTGTGGTGTGATGCACCAGATATGCCAGTATCCGTTTTATGTGGTATACCGAACGGCATCTGACAAGGAGAGACAGAAACTATCTGTTCAGAAATTTTTGGATAATCTCGGTAAATGGATATGCCGGGAACCAGTTATTATAAATGGCTCTGAGACACACTTAAATGCGTTTCCAGAGCTTTCGCAGGGGCGAGTGATAAAACGTATCACCCGTGATAACTCCTATGGTTTAGAGCCACAGGAGAACGGCGTACAGGATTGGTTATTGCCATTGTCAGTACGCTACGAAAACACTTATGAAGTAATATAACAAGTAACAACCGGCTATCAATAGGAGATAGTCGCTAACCTACACAGCCTTGAAGTTATAGGCAGAAAGGATATTTCTATGGCAGTTACAGGCAAGATTGACCGTAAATATATGGCTCATTACATCGACGCAGGTTCCCTCTGCGGAGGGCTGACGCCAAAGTATGAGCGTCTTGGAAAAGATCTGGAAGAGTACAATGTAGAACTCAATCCGGACACTGAAACATCTAAAAACATTCTCGGAGAATCCACATTTAAACATAACGGCTACGAAGTTTCTTCTGACGCTGATCCATTCTATGCAGACACTACTTCTGATCTGTTTACAGCATTACAGAAGATTGTAGATGGACGTCTCAAAGACGATAACCTCAAAACAAAAGCAGTTGAGGTTCATCTCTGGACAGAAGCCACAGCAGGCAAGTATGAAGCATATCAGCAGGACTGCTACGTTGTGCCGACTTCCTACGGTGGTGATACATCTGGCTACCAGATTCCATTTACTGTCAACTATACCGGCGAGCGCGTAAAAGGAAAATTTGATATCAGTTCCGGCACATTTACAGCTGACAGCGAATAATTTTTAGGAGGATATAGAAAATGGCAAAAACAATTAATACAAACATTGATGATGGATTTCTTCTTTTCACATTCACAAACAAACAGGGTGAAGTGTTCTCTTCATTTAAGCTGAACCCTACCGACATTAACGTTGCAGCAAGAGCGGAAGAATTGGAAACTTTCTTTGAGCAGGCTCAGGAATCTGTTAAAAATGTTTCTTCCAGCAAAGAGATGGCTGAGATTAATAAGCAGATTGAGGACAAAATCAATTATATGCTCGGATATGAAGCATCTAAGGATTTATTTAAAGAACCAATTACCGCAACAACTGTTTTTGGAAATGGTCAGGTATTCGCTTATATCGTCCTTGACAAAATCAATGAAGCACTTACTCCAGAGATTGAAAAGAGAAAGAAAAAAATGCAGGAAGTGGTCAATAAGTACACGGAGAAGTATACAAAATGACCGCCTATGAGTTGCCCACCTCACTAAATATCAGTGGGGTGGATTTTTCTATCAGAACGGATTTTCGAGTAATTATTGACATTCTGGTCGCCATGAATGACCCAGAATTGGACGAACAGGCGAAAGCTGTTGTTATGTTACAGATTTTGTTTGAGGACTGGCAAAGCATACCCCTGGAACATCTTACAGAAGCTTGTCAGAAAGCTTGCGAGTTTATTGATTGTGGTCAATTCGATGATATCCCGAACAAGCCCAAACCCCGTTTGATGGACTGGGAACAGGATGGAGATATGATCGTTCCGGCTGTGAACAAGGTTGCTGGTAAAGAAATCAGATCAGTACCTTATATGCACTGGTGGACGTTTTTTGGATACTTTATGGAATCTGGCGAGTGCCTGTTCAACACCGTAGTTGGAATCCGGTCAAAAAAAGCAAAGGGCGAAAAGTTCGATAAATGGGAAAAGAAATTCTATCAAGAGAATAAAAACATAATTGACATAAAAACACGTCTCAGCGACGAGGAGCAAGCTTATAAAGATAAGCTGAATGAGATGTTGAACCTCAAATAGTTAGGAGGTGGACACATGGCTGCTGATGGCTCAGTCATTATTGATACCAGAATGGACACATCAGGCGTGCAAAACGGCGTATCAGCAATCAGGCAGTCTTTTAACGGACTTGGCAGCGTAGTAAAAAAAATAGGCGTACTGATTGGCGGAGCATTTGCGATTGGAAAACTGACGCAGTTCGGTAAGGAATGCGTAGAACTCGGCTCTAACCTTGCCGAAGTGCAGAACGTGGTCGATGTTACATTCACAACCATGTCGGACAAGGTAAACGAATTTGCAAAGAATGCTATGACCTCTGCCGGACTGTCAGAAACCATGGCAAAACAGTATGTCGGAACGTTCGGAGCAATGTCTAAGTCGTTCGGTTTCTCCGAAGCACAGGCTTACGACATGTCAACAGCTCTGACACAGCTGACTGGTGACGTAGCATCATTTTACAACATCAGTCAGGACTTAGCCTATATCAAACTGAAATCAGTGTTTACAGGTGAAACGGAAACACTCAAGGACCTCGGCGTGGTAATGACTCAGTCGGCACTTGACCAGTACGCACTTGCAAACGGCTACGGCAAAACCACATCTGAAATGACAGAACAGGAGAAAGTGGCTCTTCGTTTGGCTTTTGTGCAGAAACAGCTATCTACCGCATCTGGTGATTTCATTCGAACATCTGACTCATGGGCGAACCAAGTGCGAGTGATGCAGCTGCAGTTACAATCTCTCAAGGCAACAGTCGGACAGGGATTAATCAATCTCTTCACTCCCGTTTTGAGAGTTATTAATATTTTACTGGGCAAACTGGCAACTCTGGCGAATGCCTTCAAGTCATTTACGGAGTTAATCACCGGGAAAAAATCTTCTGGTCAGACAGGTGCAAGTGGCGCAGGTCTTGCCGGGACAGATGCAATAGCTGATACGGCAGACCAATATGGAAATGCTGCCGACAATGCCGAAAAGCTGGCAGATGCAACAAATGATACAGCAGACGCAACTAAGAAAGCCACTAAGGCGGCAAAAGGATATCTTAGTCCTCTCGACGAAATAAATAATTACTCAACGGATAAAAGTGCGGATTCATCGTCAAAAGTACCGGGCGCAACTGGCGGACTTGCAGATCAGATGAAAGATGCTGTACAAAATGTTGATTACGGAAAGGTAGCAGAGGGCGAGACGGTTCTTGATAAGATGTCAAAACCGCTAAAAAAGATAATCGACAGATTTAAGCAGCTGGCTAAGTTAATTGCAAAAGGATTCTGGGATGGATTAGGAGATTACGAGCCAATTTTTGACGGAATAAAAAAGGATCTCGATTCCATATGGAAATCTTTAAAGGATATCTTTACTGATTCAGAAGTTACTAAAGCAGCAAATAATTTTCTTGATTCATTTGCATATGCAATTGGACAAGTTGCCGGTTCATTTGCCAGAATTGGATTGACAATTGCGCAAAACATTATAGGCGGAATTGAAAAGTTTTTAAAGCAGAACACGCAAAGAATAAAGAACTATCTGATAGATATGTTCAATATCGGCTCTGAAATTTCGCAAATCGCAGGGAATCTTGCAGTCGCCTTCGCGGATGTTTTCTCAGTTTTTGGTGGAGAAACCGCACAGCAGATTACTTCGGATTTAATCGGAATCTTTGCTGAAATCGGAATGGTTCTTACAGAAACGGCTGCAAAACTTGGCAGAGATATCCTTAACATGATTGCGCAGCCTTTTATCGACAACAAGGACATTTTAAAGTCCGCAATCGAGGGTAGCCTCGGAGTAATAGAAACTGTAACAAGTGGGGTCTTAACAGTTGTTCAAAACCTTAGTGACGCAATATCGAGGTTATACGATGAACACGTAAAGCCGCTCTTTGATTCTATAGCAAATGGACTATCAAGCATATTTGGAACTCTGATAACTGGATATAACACGTACGTTCTTCCTGTTTTGCAAGGACTGGCAGAACAGTTCAAAGGGCTATTAGAGGGACCGTTAGGGGATGCGATTTTAAAGATAGAAACATTCCTCGGAAAACTCATTGATTCTCTGAAACTTCTGTGGGAGTCAGTGTTAGTGCCTTTGATTAACTGGATAATCGCAAATTTGCTTCCGGTTGTGGCAAAGATAATTGACGTTGTAGGAACCACAGCAATAAAAGTCTTGGAATCATTAATTAAAATTATTGGTGATGTAACAGACACGCTGAGCGGAATCATTGATTTTCTTGTCGGCGTTTTCACGGGAGACTGGGAACTGGCTTGGCAGGGAATAAAAGAGATTGCGGATGGAGCATGGAGTTTTATCAAAGATGTTGTGTCAGGTGCGTGGGAGGTAATTAAAACCGTAACAAAAGGCGCGTTGAGTATAATAAAGAGTATCATCAGCACTGCTTGGAATGCGATTAAAGCATTGACTTCAACAATCTGGAACGCAATCAAAAAGACACTTTCTGGCCTTTGGAACTCTCTTAAATCCACAGCCAGCACAGTATTTAATGCAATTAAAACTAAAGTCGTAGGCGTATGGGACAGCGTAAAGAACAAGACATCAAAAACATGGGAAAACGTAGCTACGTTCGTGTCTAATAAAGTAGAAGCGATAAAAAATGCTATCACTAATAAGTTTAATGCCGCCAGAGATGCAGTCAGATCTGCATTTGAAGGTATTGTTAATTTCATTAAAGCTCCGATTAATCAGGCAATCAGCATTGTTAATAATGCAGTTGGGATGATTAATAATGCAATTGGTGGAATTGAATCTGCATTTTCCTTTGGGCCTTGGACTGTTCCAACACCGTTTGGCTCAAAGACTATTGGATTTCATGCAACATTTCCACGTATCGGAACTATCCCATATCTGGCCAGTGGTGCAGTTATTCCACCAAGGTCAGAATTCCTTGCGGTATTAGGCGATCAAAAAAAAGGAAATAACCTGGAAGCACCGGAAAGCCTGTTGCGTCAGATCGTCCGGGAAGAATCAGGAAAAGGACAGGGAGACGGAAATACCTACAATGTTACAGTTAATGCATCTGGCAGAAAACTGTTAGATATTATTATTAGTGAAGCTGAAATGAGAAGAAACCGGAACGGGAAGAACCCATTTGAGTTAGCATAAGGAGAAGAATATGGCGCAGGAACAATTCAAAATAGACAACGTTGTTATAAGAGCACCGGACAGTTACAAACCGGTGTTCGCAACCACTTCTACGGAAGATTCTAAAAGAAGTCAGGATTTGATTATGCACAATACACCAATGGGAACAATTGGTGGGTATGACATGCAATGGGGCGAGCTTACATGGGCTGAAATAGCAACCATACTAAATACTGTACTTAACAAAAGTCAATTCACATTCCACCATAAAGACCCAACTGTTCCGGGAAGATGGATAGACAGAACATTCTACGCATCAAATTTCAACATGGCTGCGCAAACTCTGAAAGATGGGGAAGAAAAGTGGACAGATTTGTCTATTAATGTAAGGAGGATTGAGCCGATTTGATAAATGTATCTACTCAGTTGAAGAAAGAATCTCTTACAAACAGAAATTATTACGTGACAGCAAATGTTACATTGTCAAATGGTACAACTCTTAAGCTAGGCAAAAAAGACTTTTATCTGTCTGGAAATAGTCTCGTAGATTCAGCAGACTCTGGGGACTTCCCGGTGGGTGTAGCAATAGAAAAAACGGCAAGTTTATCATTGGTAAATGATGACGGGCGCTTTGACGGATATAATTTTAACGCCGCAAGGTTTGCTATCTTTCTCAATGTGCAGTTATCCGACAGGATAGAAGCTATAAAGAGAGGTACTTACATTGTGTCGAAAAAGCCTGCAACGGCGAGCGAAATAAGTCTTTCTCTCTTAGATAAAATGCACAATGCTGATAAGACATATGATTCTAACCTGTCTTTTCCTTGTACAGTCAAGGAACTGCTCTCAGAATGCTGCCAGCAATGTGGAATCACTCTTGGAGATGCAGTGTTTCCAAATGCGGATTTTCAGATTCAGAAAGCGCCATCTAATGCGACATACCGTACAATAATCGGAATGTGTGCCGGGATAGCCGGTGGAAATGCAAGAATCGACGAAAATGACTTACTCAGGATTATTACGTTTGATAAGACATTTACCAATACGACTATTTACGATGGTGGAGCAGTAAAGAACTGGACAAATGGTGATGATCTGGATGGCGGCACGCTTAATCCATGGACAATGGGGACTGTGATTGATGGTGGTACGTTAAGCAATAACGATTATCACGCGTTATTTTCAATTCAGAATCTACAATATGACGTAGACGATGTTATTGTAACAGGTGTCAAATATGTAGAAGATGAGACCGAATATATGTCAGGCCAGGACGGCTATGTGATTACTATTGACAATCAGCTATTGTCGGGCAATGCACAGGCAGGAGTCGAAGCTATTGGAAATCAATTAATCGGTTTGCGAATGCGTCCTTTCTCATGTGACGGAATTGCCAACGGATACGCCACTTTCGGCGATCCAGTCGAATTTATTGACACAAAGAATCGTGTTTTTAGATCATTTGCAACTAATGTAGAATTTGTGTTTGGTGGCTCAACATCATGGAACTGTGGCGCAAAGAGTGCTGAAGAAGATGCAAGCGAGTTTATTGGTGGACAGCAGGCAGTGGTAGAACAAGCAAAAAAAGACACAGAGAAAAAGCTATCTGCATATGACGTAAAGCTCAAACAGATGAATGAACTTGCAGCGAACACGCTGGGTTTCTTCTATACAGAGGAAGCACAAGAAGATGGTTCCGTAATTACGTACCGGCATGATAAGCCTACACTTGCTGATTCTAAAGTAATTTATAAAACAAGTGCTGATGGATTCTTCTTGTCAGTAGACGGCGGTCAGACATGGAAAGCCGGCTTTGATAGTAATGGAGATGCCGTTCTGAATATTCTCTATGCCATCGGTATTCAATCAGAATGGATTAACACGAGAGGTTTTACAGCAAAAGACAATAATGGGAATACGACATTAAGAATAGATGCCAACACAGGCGCTGTCACATTAGAGGTTGAAAACTTTACACTGAAAAGTAGAACTATTGAACAGATTGCCAAGGACGTTGTGGATGGGTCAGTTCGTAATGTGACTATCCCGAACTATTATGGCACGTATACACCAACATTGCAGAATTATCCGGCATCTGAGTGGAAAAGTGAAGAATATGAAAAGCATGACGGCTCGATATTCATGAACTTCTCTACAAGCCAGGTATATATGTTTTCTGGGACTGATGGTACTTGGCAGGAACTGGATGCTAAAAAAATTGTCAATTTTGAAAGAGTTTTTAATGCTCTGACAGACAATGGCAAACAAGAGGGAATTTATATGCAGAACGGACATCTGTATATAAACGCTTCTTATATTAAATCAGGTCAGATTTCAGCTGATTTGATTAATCTGAAGAACATCAACGTTACAAACAGTTCTGGAGTATCAACATTTGCGATTGATAACTACGGAAATGTTACACTCAGGCCTAATACATTTGTGTTAACAAACGGCGATACAATATATAGCATTGCTGAAAATAAAGCTTCGGCAGCGTTATCGAATGCGAATCGCTATACAGACAATGCACTCAGTGATCTCGACATAGGAAAAATGTCCAAGCAAGAGATTATTAATGTGCTAAGCGATAACAGCAGCAATAAAGGCCTGTATCTATCAAATGGCAATGTGTACATGAATGCCGATTATATTAACACAGGTGAATTAGCAGGATGGGAAGTTGGACATAAAAAGCTTTCAGCAAGTGGCACGTATGGAGAAGTAATACTAGACGCTTCATCTGGAGAGATTTATTCAGAGACGAATACAGGAATATATGTACCGGGGTACGGGACATTGTATGGAACGCGTATTAGAGGAATCAATCTTTATACAGGAACCGTACATGCAAGTTCAGCCTCGTTTAATAAAAGCGTTTCGGCGAGCAGCGTTTCGGCGGACAGTGTTTCGGCGGACAGTGTTTCGACATCAAAAAAAGTTACAGTAGGTACGCACGTAGAAGCCAGTGGTCATTTCTATAGCATCGGAACGGGGACAGACCTTGCGGATTTAAGTGTCCGAGGGACAAAGAAGAGGATTTTTCCAACAAAAAACTATGGTACACAGGCGTTTTATTGCTACGAAATGGCATCCCCCATGTTTGGAGACATCGGAGAAGCATCCATATCAGAAGACGGCACATGTCTGATAGACATAGATGACATATTCCAAGAATCTACTAATGTAAGGATTGAATATTATGTGTTCTTGCAAAAGGAAGGAGATGGAGATTGTTGGGTAGACCAAAAAGAACAGACATATTTCACTGTAAAAGGTACTCCGGGGCTTAAATTTGCATTTGAAGTCAAAGCGCGTCAAGCTGACTATGAACACATGCGTTTTGCTGATGCAAGTGAAACAGCTTACGATAGGGCAATAGACACAGACATGCCAGAGCCAGACTACAGTAAAAGCCTTGAAATATCAGAACCCGATTACGAAAAAGAGCTTCTTAATAACAGGAAAAAATTATTGACGAAATGGAGGAAATATCATGAAAAAAATTCTTACAAGTTTTATGAATCTCAGCACTGGAGAAGGAAGTCGCATTGCTTACACCTATTCAGAAGTAGACGAAAGCACAGGAAGTATCATCAGTCAGAACAATAAAGGCAATTTTCTCGTGATGGATGACAGCGTGCAGAAAAATCTTGATTCTGTAAAGAATTACATAAGGAATAATTTCCTTTTATAAGGAGGTAAGTCTAATATGGCCAATACATACACAATACAATTCCGGCGCGGTATGTACTCCGATTTTGATACGTCGAAAATTCGTCCCGGAGAGCCCGTTGCGATTCTTGGCAATGACCCGTCCGTTCCATCTGGTAAAGCCTTATACATTGCATTTGCGGCTAATGATGTAAGGCGGTTGTGTTCCATTGAGGACATTTCAGAGATGGTTAATGCCGGAGAATTCGTTGGTCCACAGGGTCCCAAAGGTGAAAAAGGAGATAAAGGCGCAGATGGTACCGTAACATTTGAATCGTTGACTCCTGAGCAGAAAGAATCACTAAGGGGCATCTCTATCACAGCAGTCAGTATTGACACAGATGGAAATTTGACAATAACATTTTCAGATGGTGATAGTGAAAATGTTGGGAATATTATGGGGCCTCAAGGAGTGCAAGGCCCAAAAGGTGAAAAAGGAGACGTTGGTCCGCAGGGACCAGTTGGTCCGCAAGGCCCGCGAGGAGAAAAGGGCGAACAAGGAAACGACGGAACGTCTCTTAATGTCCTTGGCACAAAAGAATCTGAGGCAGACCTCCCCCTGAGTGCAGAGAAGAACGATGCATATTTAATAGACGGAGAAATGTGGGTTTTCGACGGCGCGAATTGGAACAATGCTGGCAAGATTCAGGGGCCGCAGGGGCCAGTTGGTCCGCAAGGTCCAAAGGGTGACCCAGGGCCACAGGGTGTAAAAGGAGACCCCGGAGAAAAAGGAGAGCAGGGAGTACAGGGCCTAAAAGGCGATACTGGGCCGCAAGGTGAACAAGGTCCAGTTGGTCCAAAAGGTGAGCAAGGAGATACTGGTGCGCGAGGAATCACATTCACTCCTGTTGTAGACAGCGAAGGAAACATAAGCTGGAGTAATGACGGAGGACTTGAAAACCCCCAGACAGTAAATATTACCGGGCCGCAAGGCGATACGGGTGCAAAAGGAGATACTGGACCGCAAGGAGAAAAGGGCACTACATTCATTCCAAGTGTAGACACTGATGGAAACATAAGCTGGAGCAACACAGATGGAATCGCCAATCCCGAAACAGTAAACATCAAAGGGCCAAAAGGGGACAAGGGGAGTGATGCGACTGTCCCAATTGCTACAATTGAAATTCTCGGTAAGGTTAAGCCTGACGGCAAGACAACATTCATAGATGAAGACGGAACACTCCACGCAAAAGGCGGTGGCACAACCGTTACTCCCAAGCCCGTAAACAACCCAACGATTGAGAACTTAAATGCATCTGTCACAATTAAATGGCAAGACCCTGAAAACACGGTAATTAGTGGTTCAACATTCTCTACATGGGCTGGCACAAAACTTGTAATGAAAGAAACGGGCTATCCTGCAAATCCAGATGACGGAACGCTTGTGGTTGATAATGCAATTCGAGATAAATACAAAACCACAGGCTATACAGTCACAGGGCTGACAAACGGCAAACAATATTACTTTACACTGTTTCCATATTCTACAGATGGTGTATACAACTACGATGCAGGAAACAGACTTCTCGGCGAACCAAAAGAGGATTTGAAGATTGTCGCATTTGCCGACGGAACAGACGCAGAGATTGAAAAGATGATTGAAGCGCACTACGCAGGCAAAATCAACATTAGCGACTATTGGGCGGTCGGCGACAAGAGAACCATCCATCACAATGCCATGGATGCAACTGGCGTAAGTGAGTCACACAGAGCGAATGATTATGCCTATGTAATTATCGGAATCGAACATGATGACTTAGTGACTGCTATCAATGGCAAGACTAAAGCCGCTATTACAATTCAGACAGAACGTATGTTGTATTTAGACACTACGACAGAATATAACACCTCCTATAATGTATCACATGAATGTGGTTATATAAACGGTTCAAGTACAAATAGTGGTGGTTGGGAAGGCTGTGCAAGACGTACGTGGTGCAATAATGTGTATAAGAAATGTTTGCCTACTTATATTCAGAATATGATGAAGCAGGTCAAGAAGTTGGCATCTGTAGGAAGCCGTAGCAGTACGATTAAAGTCTCAAATGACTATGCATTTTTACCTTCTGAAATTGAGGTTTTTGGCAGTATAAAGTATTCTTTCGCAGGCGAGGGAGAACAGTATCAGTACTTTAAGAACGCAACTGCTAATAGATATAAGAAACCGTACTTTAGCAGTAATTTCGTGTCTGGCCGCTATTGGGAACGTTCGCCTTACTCCAGCAGCGGAAACAAATTCTGTCATGTGGACATGGACGGGGAATCGTACTACAGCGACGTCAGCTACGCTCTTGGTGTTGCCCCCTGCTTATGTATCTAAAATCCTAGCAAAACCCATCTACCGCCGTAAGGCGGTTAAAAGGATTTGCGGTACTATTTTTAATCAAAGGAGATGATAATTGTGGATAAAAAAGAAATTGCAAATATCTACAAAACCATCAATCGAGTTTCAAACAGGCTGAATGAGATGTCTGAAAAGCTTGACTCGGTGATGCGGATGCTTAATGCGGAATCTAATCGTAAAATTCTGATTAATGGTGATGGTATTGACGGTCTAGCTGAACTTGTATCAACGCATGATTCGGCACTTGATGAACTGGCTACTTTAGTTGCAACAATCAGAGGTGAGAATAATGGTTAAATTTTACGAAGAAAGAGTTATTAATGAATTGAAAAAATGGACAGATGTTCCCGAGTTGTGGAATAAGAAGGTAATTGAAAGGCTTCAAAAGGATGGCTATGTACTGAATGAGGACGGGACAGTAACAGAATCAAAACCAGGGATAGTGAAATAAAATACGTGCAAGGGAGAAAATATGGAAATTAAAGGAATTGACGTATCATCTTATCAGAGTAAGCCAGACTGGGCGAAAGTATCGAATTCTGAAATTAAGTTTGCAATATTGAGAATCCATCAAAAATCTGGAACTGATTCCTCTTTTGAGCATAACTACAAAGGATGCAAGTCAAATGGAATCCTTGTCGGCGGATATAAATACAGTTACGCTCTGACACCGGCACAGGCAATTGATGAAGCTGAGAGCGTAATTTCTGTTCTTGGCGGACGCGGAATGGACTTTCCAATCTTCTACGACCTTGAATGGAGTCAGCAGAGAAACCTTGGAAAACAGGCGATTGAGAATATTGCAGTAGCATTTCTGACCAGAATCAAAAAAGCCGGTTATAAGGTCGGTATCTACTGCAATCTTGATTGGTACAATAACGTTCTGTCAGACACCCTGAAAAAGTACGATTGCTGGATTGCTCGTTATCCGGCTAGTGATAATGGCTCTGTACAGGAAAGATTGCGTCCATCTGTTGGTGTAGGCTGGCAGTATTCCAGTAGAGGAAAAGTATCCGGCATTAGTGGTAACGTTGACATGGATGTATTCTATAAGGATTACAAAGAGGAGGTTTCTGCAATGGATAAAGCTATTGAAAAAGTGATTCTCATTGCAAAAAATGAGATTGGATACCTTGAAAAGAAGAATAATAGTCAGCTCGACAGTAAGACTGCAAACGCCGGTTCGAACAACTATACGAAGTACTGGCGAGACATTAAGCCATCATATCAAGGGCAGCCTTGGTGCGCAGCATTCGTGAGTTGGTGTTTTATGGAAGCATTCGGACAAGAGAAGGCAAAGAAACTGCTGAAGCACTGGCCTTATGTTTACTGCCCAACACTCGGCAATCTGTTTACAAGGAACGCTAATCCAAAGATCGGTGATATTGTAATTTTTTATCATAATGGAACTTTCACCCATACTGGCATCGTAACGGCCGTAATCGGAGACAGGTTCTATACCATCGAGGGGAATACTTCTGGTGCATCTGGAATTATTGCAAATGGTGGCGGTGTCTGCGCAAAGAGTTATCTTAACAGTCAGATGCCCGGAACTAAGTTCTGTACACCTGATTATAGTATTGTATCCGATGCATCCGCACCCGTAAAACCTGAGAATACATCATCTAATACTGCACAGACAGGAGAGGAATATATGTTTGAACCAAAAACTGTAAAAGCAGGAGACAAAAATACATCCGTGCTTCTCTTACAGGAAATATTAAGAGCCAGAGGCTTTAAAGGCAAAAACGGCAAAGCCCTGAAACTTACATGGACAGCAGATGCAAACACGATTTACGCTCTGAAAGCTTATCAGGAATTCAGAAAAGAAGTTCTGGAAGTGGATGGAATCTGTGGACCCGCCACATGGAAAGATTTGATTGCCATATAAAAACATCCCGGGGTTAATTCCCCGGGAACTTTATTTATAAACATATTTAGTATCATTCCGGAAATTTTAGACTGTTATCGTTAGTCACACGTTAGTCACAAATAAAAATATTGTTTCCTAATATAATAGTGGCAAAAACACTGTATTTACAGTCATTTGCGCAATTTTCTAAATTCTATTTGTTAGTCACAATAAATATAATTAGAATAATGAAAATGAAATGAGGGAAATCCTTACAAAATCGCTAGAAACATTGATTTTAATAGGGTTTCCGGCATTTCGATAATGATATTTCGGTTGTCTTAGAAAGATTAAAATGGGTTCCGTTAGTCACAGTTAGTCACAAATGGAACTTTTATCTTTTCTATTTCTGTTCGGAGTTCTTCCAGCGTCCTGTGCCCATATACCGCATTTGTAACATCCCCACCAAAAGAATGGCCAAGCATTCGTTTTCGGTCATTCTCCCGGACGCCGTATTTTTCGCACAGCGCAGAAAAGGTGTGCCTGCAATCGTGTGGCGTGTGTTTCGGATTGCCGACTATTTTTAATCGTTCCAGTGTAGGATAGAACAATGCTTTTCTATGGTGTTGCTGAGTATATACACATAATTTTCCATCTTGTGCCAGTACTTTCTGTTCGACAAAATGATATACGGCAGGATGTATCGGGACGATTCTGTTTTTACCCGCTTTTGTTTTGATTCCACCTTGAAAATATTTCTCTTCCAGGTTGGTTGTAAGTTTTAACACTTCACCGATTCTCCAACCAGAATAGCACATAATAAGAATGAGCTGCACTTCTGGATCGTTGGCATTATCCCATAAAGTTTGTAGTTCCTGATCAGAAAATGGCGTTCCATGTTCGGTGTCGTTATCAGCGTTGACATGGACATATAATGCCTTATTTTCCGTTACAATTTCTGAGTAAACTGCATATTTGTACATCTGCTTGAACAGAGTCAAAATAGCCATCTGGCTTTGCTTTTTCAGCTTACAATCATCAATAACCTTTTGCATATCAGGAGCCTTTAAATCTTCGAATATGCGATTGTGCAGAACAGTACAGTTCGTATAAGCTGTCCGGTATGCTTCCTTTGAGCTGTACGACAGTTTTGTCCCCTCTGGGAACTTCCACGCATAAAACTGTTTATATACCTCTGAGAACGTCAATTTCTTGATTTCCGGGTGTTTATCCTCGACACCCTTGATTGTATTGTAGTCGGCAATTAAGCGGCTTATAAGAGTATCTATGTCGGTTGTAGGAGATACCTCAAGAGTCCGCTCCATGCCGGGTTGATACGTGCCGGCTTTGTATGCTGTCAGGACAGTAAAGCCTTTTATCCAGTCATCCACATAGCAGATTGCCGGCGGACGTTTTAGTTTACCATTATCGCCCAGTGTAGCTGGCGGATGCACTGCGAAGCAGTTTCTCCGGTTCTTGCCAAGGTACCGAATAGAGCCGAAGTTATTCGGCAGTTTTGGATATTTCTTTCTTTTCTTCGCCATTTTTATTCCTCTTTTCTTTATGTAGCTGTTTTTAGGTATAAAAATAACAGTCGAACAAATTTTCTGTCTTGTTCGACTGCTCCGAAGATGATACAATATGTTTGCCAGAATATTACATTTCTTCGGAGATGTATAAATGCCGTCCCGGTACGCCAATGCCAGGGCGGTTTTTTATTTAATTATGTGATTTCCAATTTACTCTCATTACAATTCCTACAATCCAATAAATTCCACCAGAACAAGCACCCAATATTAAAATCCAAAACCAACTTAAATACCATGGCATTTTCCGCTTTATATACGGTGTACCTGAACTCGCCGCTGAGGACGCAGAGGAAGATGCAGAATTATTAATGATGATGTCTCTGTTGTTAGAAGTCAACTGCTCTACTTGTTTTCCGCACTTAGGACACACTACACAGTCGTCGTCAATAAGTTCTCCGCAGTGCTTACAATATTTTTTCTTTTCATTCATGATAAACACCCTCCTGATATGTTTTCGCCACACTTCGCACTTTTTATGCGGATTATGTGTTTTGTACCGCTGATTTTGCAATATTATGTAAAGTACGGTTATTCGTGGTATTTTTATTTTATCATTTTAAGAGCATATTGTAAAGATTTAAGACGAAATAGAGTGATTTAGATGAAAAAGAAATGTTTTTTTTCTACAAAATAGTGAGAGTTCATGTGTATCATTGGCAGTTGCCAAGAGTCGGGATAGGTGGTATAATAGCAAAAAAGAACTAATGTTCGGTTCTATTTCCCACAAGCCGGACATATACTATAATGTAGGTGGTAGTTGTAACAGGGAGGGTTGTTTATGGATTATAAGAAGGAAATTATTGAGATGATAGAGAATACTGAAAATGAGGGCAAGTTAAAATTTGTCTATACAATTCTTATCAAATATCTAAAATCAAAGAAGCAAGGGGATTAACCCTTGCTCTTTTTGTTTAGTGATGAAACTATTTGTTTTATTGCTTTCTTATCTTCTTTATCGAGTGCTTTGTATTCCTCGATAAAATCTAAGATGTCAGGTTCTGACATAAGATTTCCAATTATGATTGCATAATCGTCATCGCTTTTAGAACCCATGAGGTATGTCGGTGTTACTTCCAAAACGCCACATAGAAGCTCAATGGTGTCCATATCTGGTTTACACTTATCTTTTTCCCAGTCGCTAATTGAATTATGCTTTGCATTGATTTTTTCTGCAAGTTGCTTCTGAGTCAGCTTCTTTGCCGTTCTGGCTTGCTTGATTTTCTCGCCAAATGTCATTATCGGTTCCTCCTTTCATGATTAATAATAATATAGAAATTTCGAACTGTCAATAAAATAATTTCGATTTTCTCGAAATTTCTTCTTGACATTCGGATAGTTCGAAGTTATACTGTAATTGTTCGATGAGAACGAAATTCAAACAGAAAGGAGAAATGAGAATGTGCGTTGGTAAAAAAATTAAGTCATACCTTGAGAACAACGGCATAACACAGACATTTGTCGCCAATAAAACTGGCATTCCTGTTCAGAAACTCAATCTTTCTCTCAATGGAAATCGCAGATTAGATTTCGATGAATACGAATTAATTTGCGGGGCGTTATCTGTTGGGACTGACAAGTTTCTTGAACCGAAAATTCCAGAGCAGAAAGGAGAATAAATGGACGCATTACAATTTAATAAAGCCGTCAGTCAACACTGCAAAGAATCTGGTGGAGACTGTTGCAAATGTGACCTTCGGCTTTACTGTTATCTATCGCCAAGTGAGCGACCAGATGAGTTAGTGAGTCTGGTTATTGATTTTTTGCATAACCACATTGAAAACCATGGTCATTATACCCATCACAGTGCGGCTTCATTTCCGTGTATTGATGATATGGACATGAGCACCGCAGTAGGTGGCGACCGCTATCAGAAACCTCATACTCTTCATAAACAGTCACGTGTTTGTGAATCTTGTGGCAATGATACAGTCGTGTAATTGTTTCAACCATATAATTCCCCTTTCGTTATACTCGGCATGTCGGTGCCTGTAAATGCATTATAGGTAGAGGGGAAAGGAAATACAATAGGTTGAATAAAAATCGTATTAAGAGATAAAAGCAAAGTAAGGAGGTAAAAAATATGAAACGCCATCCGATTATGGAATATGTGATTCCAGCAATTGTAGCAAGTGTGGCAACAGTTTTAATCCGTTTAGCGCTAGGGTGGTAAGAATCGAAACAATAAATCGGTTGAGATACACAATATCACCTCCCATCCACTGGGAGTATATCACAAGAAAGGAGACTTATGAACGAATTACAGATTTTTAATTCAGGAGAGTTCGGAGAAATTCGAACAATAGAAATTGACGGGAAACCGTATTTTGTTGGAGCTGACGTTGCGAAAGCACTTGGTTACAAGGACACGGTTAATGCACTTAAACAGCATTGCCGTGGGGTGGTAAAACACCACCTCACAGATTCTCTCGGCAGGAATCAGGAAGCAAGTTTCATAACAGAGGGAGATTTGTACCGCTTGATTATGAAATCGAAACTTCCATCAGCAGAGAAATTCGAAGCGTGGGTTATGGATGAAGTTCTTCCAACAATTCGAAAGGCAGGTTCATACCGGAAACCACTGACGACAGTTGAACAGATACAGGTTATTGCGACAGGATTCTTAGATCACGAAGAACGGCTTAACAGACTTGAAAACACCATGACTATTGACTATGCACAGCAGGAAGCTATTAGGGACTTAGTGTCAAGTGTCGTAATTGCTCACCTTGGTGGGAAAGAATCAAATGCTTACAAGGAAATTGGCAAGAAAGTATTCGCTGAATGCAACAGGGATATAAAGACTTACTTCACAGTAAATGCCCGCAATAACATTCCTAAGCTGAGATTTGAAGAATCTATGGAATATGTCAGAAATTGGCATCCATGCACCAATACAGTAATGATGATACGTGACTGTAACGCTCAAATGAGTATCAGTTAGAAAAGAGGTTTATATGAGTGCAGTTGATAATTACGTAGAACAGAATGCACAGATTCATCAGTTCGCCGCGGAGGTTGCGAGAATTATATCAGGCATTCCACAGATGCCAGAGTTCTCGTCAGAGAATATGACCGTAGCCGACGCGAGTCAACTGATTGGACTCCCCATTACAGCAATCCGGGCGGGAATTGTATACGGATGGTTACCGATTGGCGTAGCTGTGCAGAATAACAAGCCAGCAAGAAGCCTTTCCGGTGGCCGAATCACATACATCATAAGCCCTAGGAAAGTCTATGAAGTAACTGGTCATGTCTGGAAAGGCAAGGCTGCTCTTAATAAGTGAGTGCCCCGGAGGGAGCTGGAACCTCCACCCCGGAGCTTTGCACCACTAAAACACCTTAGTGGATAGATACATTATAGTTCTCTATCTGCTAATTGTAAAGACAAATAAGAAAAAATAAGGAGAAATTAGCACGATATGAGCGAAATTAGAAACGAAAATCAGCCAACATGGGCTGACATCGAAGTAGCACTTGCGACTGAAATTGTCGAAGAAAGCAAGAAGAAGTCAAAAAGATGGTTCACAGCATGGATTGTAACAGCCGCCGCACTGGTAGCGAGCAACCTTGCGTGGATTCTGGGAGAAATGAAATGAAAGAATATATGCTAATTGCTGTTTGTATGCTTGCCGGGAAATATGTGGATATACCTATCTGGCTGAACATCTTTTTCGGTATCTCGGCAGCATGGGCAGTACGCCAGATGGAAGCAGACTGGCAGTAGGAAATAAGGAGGATAAGAAGATGTTCGAGAAAGAGATTGATGAAATTTACGAACTCTGTAAAAGAGTTGTGAATGAAGTTCCGACAGTAAGTGTCGAATTCAGTTATTCAATTTATGGCATGAGAGTATGTGGGCTTAAAAGAAAAGAAGATGCTTGCCTTCCAAAAGACGTGTTTAAGTGGGATTTGTACCAAAACGTATCTTTTAACCCATTTTATGAGAAAGAAAGTCGTGAAAGTCTCAGAATAATCAAAGCTTTCTTGTTGGAACTTCTGATAGATGGGAAGTGTCCAAATGAGTAAACAGATAGCGATTATGAAACTTCTTCCCAGTCTGGAGATAGCAGGATGTATCAACGAGCTGCTCAGAGAGCTTCAGTCCAGAGGTGATTACATTCTGGATTATGAAAACTGTGATATGTCTCTGGATCATGTGGAATACCACAAAGCCGAAGATATTGATGGAGAGAAGTTCGGAGATGCTTCAGACAACCTGTACTGTTTTTTCAAGGCGGTGTGAACATGGATGAGAGAATTAATGAAGTTCTGAGATTGATTGATATACAGCTTGCCACAGTCCCGGATAATCCTATTGAAGAATCATACAAGGCAAGAACATTGGCGAGTTACGTACAAGCCTTAAATGGGCTTTTAACGGCTCAGAAATCATATAAGGAGGAAAATATCGGTGAGTGAATTTGAAATCCGTATTCCGGCAAGAAAGAAGCAACTGGTAACTGGGAAAGATAATCAGGTTGTAAAGGTTTCATCAGACGCATACAACGCACTGGTCGAAATCTATAACGAATCAACCTTATCGATGAAAGATATTGCAAGTTTGCTGATTATTGAGGGCAGTAAACATGTGGTTTATGACAAGGAGGAATAGAAGTGAATATATATGAGAAGTTAGGTATTATTCAGTCAAAGCTGAAAGCCCCTAAAGGACAGTACAATTCCTTCGGAAAATACAAATATAGAAGTTGCGAGGATATTTTGGAAGCTGTAAAACCGCTTCTGGTAGAAACGAAGGCTGTGTTAAGTGTCACAGATCGGATGGAAGTTGTTGGCGACAGAATATATGTCAGAGCGGAAGCTCATCTGAACGACTGCGAAGATACCGGTGAGATTACAACTGTTGCTTATGCAAGGGAAGAAGAGTCCAAGAAAGGCATGGATTCTTCACAGGTGACAGGTGCAGCTTCATCTTATGCCAGAAAATACGCTTTGAATGGACTGTTCTGCATTGATGATAACAAAGACAGTGATTCTACTAATACAGGAGAGAAAGAAAAAACGTCCGGCAGGAAAGCGGAACCGGCAAAAGAAACCGAGATGATTAGTTCCGAGACTACTATGTCAATTAAAAATATCATTGATAAGTACCCGGAAGTCAAACTTTTAGAACAGATTAAAACTCGTTTTAAGGTAAACGATATTAAGTCTCTTACCAAGGAAAAAGGCCAGAAATGCCTGAAGATGTTAATTGACTATGATAAACAGCATACAGAAAAGGAGCAACAGCATGAATAAAGTAATTCTTACGGGAAGATTTACACGTGATCCAGAAATCAAGTACACCAATGATGGAGCATCTATTGCAAGGTTTTCTATTGCGGTAAACAGAAGATTTGTGAAAGAGGGTTCTGATCAGAAAGCAGATTTTTTGAATTGTATCGCTTTCGGAAAGTCGGCAGAATTTATCGAGAAATATTTTTCTAAAGGAATGAAAGCGGATTTATCCGGGAGAATCCAGACCGGCAGCTACACCAATCGTGACGGACAGAAGGTATACACAACAGATATTGTTGTGGAGGAGATTGAGTTTGGTGAAAGCAAAGGTTCTAGCCAGAGTCAGCAGAAGTCAGAGACACCACATCCAGAAGCAGACCCATACGGATTTATGAGTATTCCAAATGGAATTGACGAGGAGTTGCCGTTTGCATGATACAAATTGACAGTAGGGAACATCAAAAAATTATTGATGGCATTAAGAAAGCATTTGATGCAGCAGGAGAAAAATGGTTCGTGTCAAAGCTTTACGTCGGAGATTACATGAATTATGACAACCCTCGACTGGTTGTTGACCGGAAACAAAATCTTTCTGAATTATGCGGTAATGTATGCCAACAACATGAAAGATTCCGTGCTGAGATTATCCGGGCAAACGAAGCAGGAATAAAACTTGTGTTCCTGTGTGAGCACGGAAAAGGGATTGAGAAACTGGATGATGTCCTCTGGTGGGAGAACCCCCGGGCGAAGAAAAGGGTTAAAAAGAATGGCATCTGGGTAGATCAGGAGCAGAAAGTCATGCATGGAGATGTCTTGTATAAGATTCTCTGCACGATGCAACGCAAGTATGGTGTTGAATTTCTGTTTTGCGACAAGAAAGACACTGGCAAAAGAATTTTGGAGATTCTGACAAATGGATAAAGAGACAATTAAACAGCAGAATAGCATGAGGGACGTCCTGAGCAGATATAGCATGGTTCCGAACAGAGCAGGGTTTGTTCAGTGCCCGTTTCATCCGAAAGATCGTACTGCATCCATGAAAATCTACAAAGACAGTTATTATTGCTTTGGCTGTGGTGCAACAGGTGACATATTTACATTCGTTCAGAACATGGATAATTGCGATTTTAAGACAGCTTTTACCATACTTGGGGGAACTTACCAGAAACCAGATTTCTCTTCCAGAATGGCAATATATCACCATCAGAAACAGATGAAAATGCGACAGAAGGAAGAACAAAAGAAAAAGGTTGAACTACAGGAATGTTTGTCTGATATAGATTTCTACAGGGCTATCCTTGACAGAGTGAAACCATTGTCTGACGGATGGTGTGAAGCGTGGAACAGGTTGCAACTTGCGCTATATCACCATGGATTCATAACAGGACTGGAAGAAGGTGATTAAGAGTGGAAATGATAAACAAGCTCACGAAGGATTCCATTCTGGACGAAGAAGTGTTTGACGAGATATTCAGTCAGGAAGACGAGATATACAAGGCGCGTCTTACGCTGACTCTTCTGGATAGAGCCAAGGAGCTTGGCGTAAAGAAAAAATTCGAAGATTTGCTGAAGGCTTACACAAAAGTACAGAAGCAGATAATCGAAAAAGAGAAAAACAATAGAACAGTGTCTATGCTGGACCAGTGGACTAACTTCTCTGATTGTGAATATGACAGAATGAAGTGTCTTAACTGGGTAGCAGATGATGATGGGATTAGAATATCAAATACTAATCCAGGATCGCCGGATATTATAGCTTGCTATCATCCTATTCTTCCGATTGAACGAATGAAGAATCTGGAGACTGGAGAAGAACAAATAAAGCTAATCTATAAGAGAAACAACAAATGGTCCGAGGTTATAGTACCGAAAACCATGGTTGCATCATCCACTAAAATCGTTGGCTTATCTGCGCTTGGAATTTCAGTAACATCTGAGAATGCGAAGTTTCTTGTGCGGTATCTGTCAGACGTTGAGAATGCAAATGACGATTATATCAACATTCAGTATTCATCAAGCAAAATCGGGTGGATCAGGGATTATTTTCTTCCCTATGACAAGGATATTGTATTCGATGGAGATATGAGGTTCCGACAACTATACGAAAGCATCAGCGTAGGTGGCAGCAGAACAGAATGGTATGAACACGTGAAGAAGGTTCGCGCTACTGGAAGAATAGAGCCGAAAATCATGCTGGCTGCAAGTTTCGCTAGTATTCTAATCAAACTGGTCGGTGCCCTTCCATTTTTCGTAGACCTCTGGGGAGAAACTGAGGGTGGCAAGACTGTGACGCTTATGTTAGGAGCTTCCGTATGGGCAAATCCAGGCGAATCAAGGTACATAGGAGACTTCAAGACAACAGATGTGGCTCTGGAAGCAAAGTCCGATATGCTCAACAATCTTCCACTAATTCTGGATGATACTTCCAAGGTATCTGCCAAGATCAGGGATAACTTCGAGGGTATCGTGTACGACTTGTGCTCTGGCAAAGGAAAGAGCCGTTCTAATAAGGAACTGGGTGTCAACCGGGAGAACCGCTGGCAGAACTGCATTCTGACCAATGGTGAGCGTCCGCTTGCAGGATATGTCAGCCAAGGCGGAGCAATTAACCGAATTATTGAGGTTGAGTGTTCTAAAAAGATATTTGATGATCCACAGCTTACCGCAGATACCCTTAAAAAGAACTACGGATATGCAGGAATCGACTTTGTGAACGCAGTCAAGGAAATGTCCATTGATGATATAAAAGCCCTACAAAAGCACTATCAGGGGCTTATACAGGACGATGACAAAATGCAGAAGCAGAGTATATCTATGAGTATCATTCTGGCAGCAGATAAGATTGCAACAGATCAGCTATTCCATGATGGTCAGTACATTGACATTGAAACTGCAAAGAGTCTCCTGACAGAGAAAGAAATGGTGTCTGAAAATGAACGCGCTTACTGGTTCGTGGTTGACAAGATTGCTATGAACGGAATTAAGTTCGATGATAACCCAGATATCAAAACAGAAAGATGGGGAATTATTGACAATGATCCGGTAGAGAAGACATCAACCGCAATAATTTATAGCGCAGCGTTTGATGATCTGTGCAAAATTGGAAGATTCTCCAGAAAGGCATTCTTGTCATGGGCTGTTAAGAAGGGGCTTGTGGAAACCGACAGCAGAGGTTATCCGACCAAGGCGAAGAAACTGGATGGAATTGTCACTAAATGCGTGTTCTTGAAAATTGTAGACGAAATTCCAAAAGGATTCGTGAATTGCAATGATAATTTTGAGATTACGGACGATATTGTGTTTGATTGATAAACAATTCGTCCAAAAGGTAACCGGGTAACCTAGGTAACCTTTGATTCTGCATATATATATATGAGTATTTATATGTGCATATTGAGTATAAAAGTTTCCCTATATGAGAAAGTCAGGGTTACTCGGTTACTCGGTTACCTACCTGTAAAATCAATGGTTTACACGAATTAGTACGGTTACATCTCGGTTACTGTGGGTTACTTTATATTAAAATAATATAAATATATTATATTTATAAAATAAAATTAAATAGAGCGTATACAGTATATTGTATACAATATTCAAAGGAGACGGTAAAAATAAAAGTAGAAGCAAAGGATATTCCGTATATTCAAAAATTCATGACTGAATTCTGGAAAGCTATAAAAGATTTCTATTTAGTTGAACTTACAGACGAATATTCCAGGCAGGCCACTGATCGTCTGATAGAACTTAGAGAGTATGCGGAAATGTGCCCTGATAATAATGATAAACAGTTTATTAAGAATTGTCTAGTTGCTTTTAATAAGCTATTAGATTCTAAACAGAGGGAAGTGAGAAAGAATGTACAACACGAAAAATAGATACGAACAGGGGCAGGCTCTCAGAAAAGAAATATATATGTATATCGTCAGTTATATCAAACTGGTTGGATATGCACCGTCGATTACGGAAATTTCTGAAAGGGTGGATGCCGGGAGAGCTACGGTCTGGAAGCATGTCAATCAGTTGATTGATGATGACCTGCTCAAGACGAACCACCCCAGTACCGACAGAGCATATACTCCAGTTGGGTACGGAATAAGAAAGAAAAGTAAGGAGATAAAATGAAACTTTATGACATTGTTACAGCAGATGGTACATTCGTCGACAGTATGAGCAGAATAGAGATTTTGGAACGGTTCGGGATTTCTAAAGGAGTCTTTCAAAGATATCTGGATAATGGCGATCTGTTAGAAGGGAAATATCAGATAAATGATTATGACTGTGACATAAAAGCAAGGAAATGTAAGGATAGGGAATTATTCTTACAGTTTGACATTCTGACTCAGAAAATAAGGAGGACTGTTGGATGGGAAAACTAAAAAAAGAGTGGAGGTCTAACACAATGAATAAAATGCGTGAATATGAGCGAGGCAGGGAGGACGGGCTTGACCTTGCCAGACGAATTGTCAAACAGGGCGGGATTGAAGCCCTCGAACAGGAATGCAAGTTCCGGGGTGCGACCGGGATACATACCTCTCTGGCAGTAAAAGACCTTGATAAAGCGTCAGAAAAGATAAAAGAGGTTATAGCGGATTCATTTGTAATATTGTCAATCGCCGTTCTGCATGATGATTTCGGTTTTGGCGAGAAACGCTGTCAGAGATTTAGAAATGGCCTTGACCGGGCTGCTGATTATATCAATGACGGTCTGGCAGAATGGATTGATTATGTAGACGCTATTAAAGAAGAGTTAGGGATTGTATTAAAGAATCCCGCAGAATAACGGACAGGTAGCATTTGGATAAATTAATCATGGAGGACTGCACAATAGCGTGCCAGTTACTTACATGGGGAAAGTGAGGATGGAAAATGAGAAAGAATAATTATACTTCATTTTTTAAAATTAAGCCAAAGAAAGTAGAGAGATACATCCGTTGCAGAAAATGTGGCGGAAACATGGAATGGAGCAGGGGCTTTCCACCACGAATCAAATGCACGAAGTGCGGATATACAGCATATCCAAAACCTTATGAGCCAGATTGTATCAAACTGCCAGAAACATTGGAAGAATATTTTGAATTATATGAGAAAATAAGGAGGAAAAATGAGCTACTGTGACGGAACCTGTAAGTATTTGAATACAAGAAAACACAAATGCGAATTGACAGGAGAAAAACTCACATACATGAAATGGAGTTGTGGAATCGAGTATTCGGTGCATGAACACAGAGGATTCTGTGAGAAAGATAAGGAGGACACGGAATGAAATTATATTTCTACATTTTGGACAGCAACAGAGAATACAATCCAGAAACCCAAACATTAGGAGACTATGTTTTCAAGATTAGAGTTGAGGAGTGCGAGGTGATTGAGAAGCCAAAAACCTACAAAGCAGTAACTCGATTTCCAGACGGAATCTACATTGGGTATGTGAAAAAGGAAGATATCGGAACAATTTCTGGTCATTCAACGCCGTACATTGTGCTGACAGTACCGAATTATCAGCTTGTAAAAGATAAATTTTTAGAAAGATATAACGTTGAAATCAGCAGACTCAAAAAAGCAATCGCTATGTACGAGAACAGAATAGCTGCAATCGAGGATTATAAGGAGAACACAAAATGTTAATCAGAAGTCAGGATAAAACAATTTTATTAAACTTTAGCAATTCGACTGTAGTTTATATTGCGAAAAATGACAAGGATTTTGTTATTTCAAGCCTAGAGAACGAAAACAGATATAAACTTGGTAAATATTCTTCAGAAGCAAAAGCTATGAAAGTACTGAATATGATTCAGGAAGCTTATTGTAAATTTATGTCGGTAAAAAACGATGATGCTTGGGACGGAAAAGAATCCGTGTTTTATATGCCAGAAGATTCGGAGGTGGAATCATGAGATACAGAAAGAAGCCGGTTGTAATTGACGCAGTACAGTGGACTGGCACAAATAAGCGAGAAATGTTCGATTTCCTGACGGACTATCAGTGTACAGACCAGTACATGTCGGCAGAAGGCAAGAATTTCTATATTGACCATTGGAAGGTCCCGGTGGATTGGTTATTAAGACACTTGAGGGCGAACATCTGGCAAATATTGGCGATTATATCATCCGCGGTGTTCACGGTGAATTTTATCCGTGTAAGCCAGATATATTCGGAAAAACTTATGAGGAGGTGGAAGTATGAGTGATGCAATGAAACTTAAAGACGACACATTTAGTGCATACGATAATACCTATGACATTACAATACGCTGCGAGACAAAAGAGAAACAGAAGAAAGTTATCGCGCGCTTAGAATCTACTAGCTGGACTCCAGTCTGTGATAGATTACCAGAATTCAAAAAAAATAGATGTACTTGGTTCACCCGACGTTTACGAAACAGAAAAAGTGCTTGTGCAGACAAAACGTGGAGAAATATTTGTAGCATGGTGTCACAAAACAGTATATATCTCTAAAAAATTCAACGATGAATATCTATGGTATACGCATGGAACTGGTGGTAGAAAAATGAAATGTATGAGTAAGGTTATCGCCTGGATGCCGTTACCGGAACCGTATAAGGAGGACTAAACATGGATATGTCACTTTTTAAGAAAGATGGCAAGACGTTCACAAGATTCAAGATCACGTTAAAAGAGTTTAAATTAAAGTTTCTGAGAAATCTGCTGACAAAATACGGTATTGACACATCAGAGCCGGTCAAGAAAAACAGCAGATATATTTATTTCGAGAAAGAGGGAGACTGGATTAATGGGAAGATGTAAATTAGAATGTCCGGACGGCGAAACATCGTGCTGCATCTGCTACGAGAAGCAAGGCGGTTGCGATAACCGGTGCGACATGATGGATAGTTATGAATATGCAGAAGATTGTGAAAATTATGTTAAGGAGGACGAGCCATGATTACATTCTTATTAGGATTCACCCTTGGAATCGTAGTCGGAGTGGTTGGTATTATATGTATAGCGATCATGTACGACAAGCACCACCCAGACGAATAGAAAGGAGAACGGTATGTTGACAAGGAACAAAAAAGCTGAAAGACTACGGTATTCCGGCAGAGGACATAGAAAAACTGAATACGATGCTGAAAGACTTCCCGGCAGAGTACGGATACCTGCTTACCAGTGCCGCCTTGTCAGCTTGCCCGAAAAACACGGTGATAGCGGATATGGTAATTGAGAATATCTTGCACCTGAAAAGCTACAGGAAAATCAGCAGAGAAAGATATATCCCAATGAACCCGAAAGACTTCTACGGATACAGACGCAAGACCGTCGCTGTACTGTATGAGAGAATGCGGTTATTGGGAGTGTGGGAGGAATAAAATATGCGGTTAATTGATGCAGATAAGTTGAAACATGTAATACATTGTGCATATTCTGATGATTTAGAGATTCTTGAAAAAATTGACGAACAGTCAACGGCTTTTGACGTAAATGAAATTGTAGAGCAATTAGAGAATTATTTATTTGAAAAATATTGCATAGAAGGAGATACAACAATTGATGAAATTATAAAAGGTGGCGGAATTAAATGAGCAGACTGATTGATGCAGACGATTTAATTGAATATATTAAAATCTGGGAAATTGGAAATAGTATTAGTTCCGACCAAAAAGAGTTTATTGACTGTATTAATAGACAACCAACAGTTTTTGATGTAGATGAAGTTGTTCAACGGTTGGAAATGTTAATCGAAAATAAAGTTTCAGAATCGGGTGACGATTGGTATACAGCTCAATGTCTGAATGAAGCAGTTGAAATTGTGAAAGGCGGTGGGAATTGAATGGGTAGATTAATAGATGCAGAAGAGTTGAAAGAACGATTTTGTGAAGAAAACTGTGGCAAAAACAGATGTGTTGATCACATGGATAAATGTGCATGGATTTTATCAGTAGAAGAAAGTAAAACAGCTTTTGATGTGGA